GCATTGCGCTGGCAATTTCCAGCATGAATTTGATCTGCTCAAGGTTCTGTGGTGGCTCAGACCAGCCTACAGTTATCTGTCCAACAAAACGATGTGAGTCTGGTGGCACACTTACCCGGCAAGTAAACGTAACGCCTTTGTCCAAGTACCACAAGCCAACTTCTGATTGTGCGTAGCGGTATTCAGAGCAAGGTATTTCGTTGGTCATCAGCTTAATGATGTCTGCGTTGTTTGCTGAGTTCTGACTAAACAAGCCAACATCAATGTCTTCTACAGACTTGTCGCGCCCATCCTTTGTGTATGCCTTGTACAGCACCCTACTGCCAAACAATGGATTGACTTTAAAAACCGCCACAACCGTTGCGCCCGTCTTCTTAAACAACATGGCGCTGGCATCGTCTGCTCTTGCTGTGTTGATCTCTGGCAGCTTCTTTGACTCTTTGTATGCGTCACGCATGAAGTCTTGGTTTTGCCAAACAAAGTAACCAGCAAAAACAATCACGCCCATCAGGATGGCAGCAAACAATTTGAAAGGGCTGTCTACATAAGCTAGCACCTTATCAACAATGCTTTCTGGCTTGTCGCTCATTTTCGGTACATCATGTACAGCGCAATGCCGTAAATTAGCAAGCCAGCAAGAATGGCTGTTGCAATGCCAACTGCAATGTATTCAATCAGTTTTTCCATTCGTGCTTTGCGCTCAACAATGGCACGAGCAACGGCTTCTTTTTTCTCGCGTCTACGTTTAGCTGCTGCGGCTTCAAATTTTTGCCAATCGTCCCACATACCTGCACGACCAGCGTAAACCATTGATTCACGCAAATGCTCTTGCTGTTCCTTGATTTTTTCCAAGGCCATAAAAGCCTGCATATCGGAACCGTTGCTTTTAATAACTGCTTCTTGTATCTTTGCCTTGTTGTCAAAGAAGTCAAAAACCTTTGACCCAAGCGCCGACAGTTCCTTGCCATTTGCCAGTGCGGTCTTAATGACGTTAAATGCTGCATTAGCGGCAGCAATTTCGGCAATCATTGCAACACCTCAACCAAGGCTTTCACAGTCAAAATGACAATAGCGACAATCAAAATTGACGCTATAAAAGCCTCGGCAAAGTCTCTCATTTTGTCAACCAGAGTGCTGAAAAGATTACGCCAGCCATAGACATAATCATTACACCTGCCGCCGTTACGATCACGCCTTCCAGCCGCTTTAGCCGTGCGTTGATTTGCTCATAACGGAAAGCGCAAACCTGTTCGTGGGTTGACAGTCTTGCATCAGTTGCGTCAATGGTGCTCATGGTTTACTACATGGTCAAAAGTTTTGGGAAATTCGCCTGTTGTCATGTAATGTAGATTGCTCTGGATGCGACTGTCTTGCGGAGCTAATTCTAAAGCCTTTTGGCAAAGTTGCACAGACTCATCCCTGAGTCCAAGGTTCCATGCCGCAATGCTGGCGTAGTCGTATGGCTTTTCAGTCCAGACAGACGGGTCCATTGTGTATTTGCGGCGGCATAGCTTTCTGCCCACATACTCAGACGATAGCATTGTGCCGACAACTCAACCCAAGGTTCACGGGTTCCGGGTGCTTCAGCAACAGCCAGCCTAAACCACTTTAAAGCCTCTGTAGCGTTTCCTTTTTCGGAATACGACTTACCCAACAGTCTCATGGCGTAAGCCCGTTCATTGGGCCAATTTGCTTCTGGCATCTCAAGGTACTTATTGAGATACACAATAGCTTCATCCCACCTGGCATAGAACGTCAACTCACGGGCATGATAGAAAGCGTTGCGTGGGCATCGTGGGTCTTCCTTGATTGCCAACTCAAGCAGAGGCATATATTGCCCACGCGACTTGCTGTTGTCAGGCAAGTGACGCACAAGCAGCATATCGGTGTGTGCGTAGACCTCTTGGATGCGCCCGTCATGCCGGGGATATTCATGAACTGCATGGTGGAATCGGTATCCATGACGAGAAAAAATCTTCTCATAAAAGAAACTGATCCCGCTACCCCAATCAAACTTGTATCGCAGACGAGTAGTGTTTTCCGTCCACACCCTTTCAATTTCCTTGCGCCAGCCGGGTTCAAGTACTTCGTCTAAGTCAAGACTGATAACAATATCAATGTCTCTTGGAAGCAAAGCAATAGCAGCGTTACGAGCCAAGTCAAATCGCCAAGGGCTAATGCAAATGTCATGGACTTTTGCGCCACATTCCAGCGCAACTTGTACCGTGTTGTCAGTCGAGCCAGTATCTGCAATGCAAATTAGGTCAGCGTCTTTTGCTGAGTCGCAGAACCGTTGAACAAACGCTTCTTCATTTTTGCTGATTGCAGATACTGCAATTTTTAATTTTCTTGTCATGTTCTATTCCATTCTTTGAAATAATGTTGCTCGGCATTTTTTCTTGCTACAACAGCATCTTTAATGCTACCAAATCTGCCAAGTGAAATTGATTTACCTTCAACACGAATTGTGGCTTTCCATCTGCTGGTGTATTTTTCAAAAGAAACACCTTTTACGCCAGATGTGTTTGCTCTTGACAATCCAAGATTTTTACCATTCTGAGAATTTGTAGCCTCTCTTAAATTGCAAATCCTGTTGTCAGTTTTTACGCCATTGATGTGGTCAATCTGATCTTTAGGCCAATTCCCATGATGCAGTGCCCACGCAACTCTATGGGCTTGCCATCGTTTTGGGCCTATTGAGATTCCAAGATAGCCGCTATGCAACAAAGTGCCAGCGGCTTTCTTTTTTATCATGCCACCACCTTTGGCAATCCAATAGATCAAACCCGTTTCAGGATCGTATCGCAACAATGATTTCAAAGCATCTATATTCATGCTTTGAATTATGCCACATTACGGTGCTACAGGCCAATCAATAATCCAAGGGAATCCCTCTTGACCAGTTACGTCACGCAAGGCTTGACGATATGTAGCCCATGCTTCTTTGTCTACAGGAGCATCAGCTACTTGTGTCCAATCGCAGTCCTTGAGCTTCTCACCACGGCTTGTTCGTACAGACTTAGCTTGTTCAGCGTCTTTAGCAGCTTTGTAAGCAGCTTCCTGTTCAGCAGCAGTAGCTTCTTCATTGTCGGTAAAGACAGGGCCAAGGATATGCTTGGTGTACCACTTGCCATCAATCTGCTCAACACCGTCACGCTGACTGTATTGATACACCGTACGGCCTGTAGCCTGCGGGCCTTCAAAGACCACATCAGCACCCAAAGCCTCAAGGACTTCAGGAGTTGTTGCGTCCCATGTAGGGCCACCGTTGGCTTTGATGAATGTACGGAACTCTGCCTCGTACATTACTTGACCGTCTTGTGTTCTGATTTGCATTTGTTACTCCTTGTGGTCAAGCCACGGAAAGAAAAATGTAGGTTCCACTTGAAGCGTTAACACTTGCATCAGAGGTAACGATTTGAAAGCCCGTTGATGCCGTGTAAACCCAGTTGTTGTTGGCTTCTGCGGCTGTGGTGTTCATGGCAATGCGGTTATCAGTGCCAGCAACCATTCCAGATACGGTGTCCCAAACCAGCCAATCACCAGTAGAGTCAGTGCGCTTAATCATCACAAACCTTGCACCGCCTGTGAATCCGCAGTTAATGGTTTGAGTAGCGCCAGTTCCTGTGTAGCTGCCTACTTTGGAGACACCGGGGCAGGTTGCAAACAAGTAGGCAACGTATGTGCCACCACTAAGGTTTGTAGTACCCGCTGTTCCCAAAGAAAAAACAGTGCTTGTTGGTGCTGTGCTATTCCAATAAGGGCCGCCGTTCGCAATTGCTGCGGTTGTGCTGTTTAGAACCAAAGCGTCTGCGAGAGAAAGTGTTTGCGAATAAACACCCCAAGACCCACCATCATCTCTGCGTTTGGCAATAATCAACTCAGGCACTACACCAAGGTTATGTGTCTGTGTCGTAGCAGAACCCGTCCCTATATAGCAAACCTCATCAAAAAATTGAGGAGCGCGTCTGAAGAAGTAGTTTGTGAAGCTATAAGGCGGGTACACATAATACGGGCCTTCAGAAGTTGTTACCCCAAGTTGGTTGTCCCACTTTGCGTTAGAACCCGGAGGCGCAGGACTTGCTTCAGCATATGTCTGTGTTGACCAAAGACCGGTAATACCTCGCAAACGATCAAGGAAAAACTGACGGTTGCTATCGCCTGATTGGTTGCGAATGGTGTTGATAACCATGTCAGTGGGGAAGCCACCATAACCACCAGCAGCACCAGATACTGTGGATGTTGTCAGACCACCTGTATAGCTTGAGTCGTACTGATAGCGGTTAGCAGAATAAACCTTAGTCCCATCAGTAGGCACTTTCATCGGGCCACGGCGTATGGCTATGTAGATGATGTTTGCCGTATCACCCATTGAGTTGCCGGGGCCATACTTAAATCCTGTTGCTGTAGGAGTAAAGTAATTTTCAGCAGGTACTGTGGATTCAGCGTTAGACAAGTTTGGAAACAACCGAGCAGCGTCTGTATTATTAAAACCGCGCATGTTGTCAAACATGATCCAGTTCTGTGCTGCATCTGTACGTTTAGCAATAATAAACTGAGGCTCATAACCAAGCGTCACTGTTGTTGCAACTCCTGCGCCTGAACCCGTAAACGACCCACACGAAATCACATTGTCCGTACCCGTCAGGCCAAAGCCTCCTGCGTTGTGGGCGAATAGGTAGGCTACGTAGGTTGCGCCGTTGTCATTGCACCCACCTACTATTTGGTCGTTAATCCAACTTACTTTTAGTGTGGTCGAGTCCGCTGGAGGAATGCCAAAAGGCCAAGTGCCATTGTAGTAATTTCCAGCAGTACTGTTCAAATAAAGACCAACACCCTGCGTATCATTTTTTCGGCAAATAGCAATCCAATCTCCTGTACCGCTAGTTTTCTTAATGATGATAAAACCGGGGGTGCTGTTTAAAGCGTGGCTGACATTATTGGTCGTTCCATTTCCCGTATACGTCACAACATCAAAGAACTTTGGCTGCTTTCGGAATGTCCATGAAACAGCGGTGACGCCGTTGTTGTTGCTGTATCCGCTTCCGTTGTTCAGCGTAAAACCATTAGAGTTGTAAGAGCCAATAATGTTTGCCTGATTGCTGGCAAAACTGTTGGTAGTGTTTGATGAAAGGAAATTTGTTAACGCACCCGTGCCACTGGTTGTCGTGTCAGTAAGAACATGGTCATACCCTGCCGCCGAACGGTTCTTTTGCCAAACCAACCCACCCTTACCAACAACAGAACCTACAAACGGCCCCGCACCGCTTGCAGCAATACTACCTGTCATCGTAAGAGAAAAGTTATTGCTGGATCTATCAATGAACGGCGATGGGTCTTGCAAAGTAAGCAAAGATGTGCCACTGATTGCAGTCAATGGCGTTGTGCTTGGCGTAAAGTTGCTTGTGTAAACAGCAGTGCCTTTTACAACACGCAAATTGGAAATGTAGCCCTTGTAAGGCCAGTCATTACCATCAATTGATTGTCCGATTGTTGGTGTGGATGAATCAAGGCTGCTAGTGTTGGTGGCTGTTTGCTGTAAAACACCGTTGTAGAAAATCCGAAAGGTGTTGCCACTTCGTGTTACAGCAATATGCTGCCACTTTCCAGCCTCTATCAAATAGTCGGTAGAGACAACATTCCCACCGCCATCGTACCAAAACAATTTAACCTGTTGGTTATATTGATAGACCATTGGTCTGGCTGTGTAGTAGTTAGTCCCTTTAAGGTCAAAGATGGTCGCAATCTGTCCAGAACTCGCAGGAAACATCCAAAATTCAATTGTGAAATCACCCGCTCCAAAGGTAAATGCAGAATTGCTTGGGCCTGTCAGGTAGCTTGTCGATGTCCATTGCCCGCTTCCGCCAGTACCACTGCCCCCTGTTCCAAGAGCAATCCCATTAGAAATAATCTGTGTAGAGCCGTTGCCTGTGTACAGCCAAGTCGAGAACACATCTTCAATGTAGTTAGGCACAACAGGTACGCCGCCACCAAAGGCATCGTAACTAGCTGCACCACTTGTTGCTTGTAATGGCATATTGTTAAGCCTTAAATTGTGTGTTGCTTGCCAAGACGGTGAAGGTTGCACTTCCAGTTTTGAGAATTAAAAATCTGTAACTATCAATACCACTTGCATTACCCGCTGTAGGAGCGCCACCCAACCAACGTGTAGTCACGCCAGAAGTCGTACCGTCAATCTGCACCACGTTGTTGTAGTAGGCAGTAGAGCCTTGAGTCACCAAGAAAGCCACAGTCATGGATTGGCCTGTGGACATCAGCGTGTTCAAAGACGTACCGCTAGAGCCACGGAAGTTCACTGTCCAGTTGGCACTTGCGTTGCTGGTGTAGTACAGCACCGACTGAGTAGTGATG